GCTGATTTGTCAGTTGTGTAATGCAGCTCCTACATGGCTTCAGATTCGTAAGCGCTGGATATCAAAAGAGTGGACTTGCGATAAGTGCCACACAGTAAACTCTGCTGGGCGTGCATGACACGACACAGGAAAGACCGAGGTCTGCGAACCGAGCGAGTGGTTGCAGCCTATCTCTCGCAATGGTGGAGAAGCGCAGGTGTAGGTCGTGGGGCTGGAAAAGATATAACCAACGTTCCGTTCGACGTTGAGGTTAAGGCTAGGTCGGCGTTCCAGCCATTGGAGTGGCTGCGTCAAGCAACCAAGCGAGCAGGCGGTAAAGAGCTGCCTTTCGTGGTGTGTCGTATGAATGGCTCTGACGATACCTTTTGCATCAGGATTGTGGTCAGAAGGACGCGCTGAATGACGGGTATCGCCAATCCACCCATCTGAGGTTCTATCTCTGTCTGGGTAAGAATCATCGATTTGAAGCCTTAACTGTTGTCCGGCTTTGCATAGTTTAGGACTCATGGACAATCACCACGTGAGAAGCGTGTAAACACTCCCAACGCTTTGTCTCATCGTTAAAGGTTGCTTCTGCATGGTCGCAGAACTTAGGCGCGATAAAGGCATCAGCTACAGGATCGTAGATATAGCCAACTCCTGCATAGTTATATCTGATGTTTGCGTTGTAAGAAGTGCGAACGCAAGGCTGACCTCTAAACTGTGAATACCATTCCTCAGGAGTTAAACCATCGATAAGTTCATTCTCATCTTTGCCAACTATAACTTCTGTGACAATGTTGCTTTCATCTAAGAACGCATAATGAGCCATTAGTAATTTACCGTTCCTGTTCCGGCTGTGAAAGTTGTAATCTTATAGCCGCCAGATGATGATGTTGAAGCTGTTAATCCACCCGGAATTGAAAGAGTGATTGTGTCTGGGTACTTAAGAATAACAACGCCTGAACCACCGTTACCACCTGGGAACGCCTGATAAAGACCGCCACCACCGCCGCCGGTGTTTGCTGTTCCTGATTGTGGAGCTGAGTTGGAAGCGTTACCGCCACCACCTGCACCACCTGTACCCGGTATAGAGTTAGCTCCACCGCCACCGCCACCGCCGCGTGTTACTGATGTTCCAGTAATACTTGATGCTAAACCTGCACCACCGTTACCGCCTGTGCTTACTCCACCAGGATTGCTTGAAGTACCACCAACAGTGCTAGCGCCACCGCCACCACCACCGGGATCGCTTCCACCGCCACCGGCATAACCTTGTCCTGAAATACCTGTACCAGCGCCATAAGCACCAAATGCACCACCACCAGAACCACCATTGCGTGAAGTTGTGTTACGAGAACCAGCTCCACCGCCTGTGGAAGTAACTGATGAAAATACAGAATTGCTTCCTGCTGTGTTGTTACCTGTGCCGGTAGCACCAGCGCCACCTGCACCAACAGTTACAGTAAAGCCTGATGCAACTGATGTGAGTGTGCTAGTTAAATAACCGCCAGCACCACCACCACCAATTTCAGCTCCGCCGCCACCGGCAATAACTAAATATTCAATATCAGGTGGAGTAGGGGGCGTTACGCCGCCACCAAATAATCCTGCTGTGATTGCGCCAATCATTAAGCGATTCCACCTGCGACATACCAAGTGTCTGTTGCTGTCTTAATGCAGACTGCTGTCTTGTATTGAGCCAAGGTTGGAGAAGCTGCTGTCGCACCAGCTGAGAGAATTGTTGTAGTGCCTGAAGTGACTGCTGAGATTGTGACTGCTCCAGCGCCCTTGTTGAGGACTGTGATTGCTGTGCCTACTGGGAAGGCTACTGAGGCATTGGTAGGAATCTTGAACGCTACGGCTGTTGCCTTGTTCATAGGTACTAGGGTCTGATACGCGTCATCAAGGACTGCTGTGTAGTCTGCTGTCTGATCTGCATCGACTGTAAAGGCTACTAGCCCGTTAAACATCGAAGCAGTAAGGATATCTCCTGTGCTTGCTGGAAAGCCTGTTGCCATTTATATCTCCTAGTAAGTCATTGCACTCACGCCAATTATACCGCGTTCTGTGCTTCCTATTACGAATCCATCGGTTATGGGTTCTAGTGTTGTCACTTTTACTGTCATTGCGTTTGGGCTGATTTCCCATGCCAAGCCCTGCACTTGCAGAGTTTTGACAATTGTCGAGCCGTCAGGTTGAACGTTGGTTATCTTTACAACATCAAAATAGTCCAAGCCAATCATTGTGTCTGTTGGGACATTAGGCTCTAGGAGATCAACCGTCATGGCGTCAATGCGGATAGTTGTCTCGGCTCGGGTCTGACAATAGGTCGCAGCGATATTAAGAGCATTGGCGTCAGTGTCGATAACCAAGTCTTGAGCGCTGTATTGGTGAGGGAAGTATTTAGCCACGCTGGCAGCATTTTGATAGAACTGCGCTGTTGAGCCGTAACGCTGCATGGAAGCCTGATTGATGATGAGCTTGTCATCAAAGGCAAATACTAAGTTGGTATAAGGAATTCCTGTGGTTTGGTTGAACTCGATTGGAGTTCCAGCAATAGATGAGACAACGGTATTACGAGACTTAAATACGGCAGTTCCCGATGGGTCAATATAGAAAGCGCCTTGCTCGGAGAACTCGACGTTCTTGATGGCTTCGAGGGAAGTGCGCAATACTGAAGGGTCTGCAATACAAGCTGAGTTGCCTGTTGCAAGAGTTCTCATGCTTGCAGGGAAGTTCACCTGATCTAGAATCTTGCCTATGCGAGTGCCGGTTGATTGCCCTGCGCCTGAGTCGGCTACGGTCTGAACCTGAGCCAAGTTGAACAGGCGGAAGGCATCAGCAACGTAGATATCAACATACCCAATCTCCTGTCCTTGAGGGTAGGTATATCGGTATTCGGTTGTATAACCTGAGAATAAGAACTTTTGGGTTGTGGCTGTTGTTGCTGCAATGCGTAGCTTGCGCAGAGGTACTAAATAGCCGTAATAGGGGCTAGATGTATTCTGAGGGTTGAAGTAAGAATCAGGGTCTAGAACGCGTACAACGGCTGTACCGGCAATGTACTGGTCGCTCTGTAGGTTGCGTCCACGCTCGATGGTGATATTGCGGACGTTGGGAGTGAGATCAACAATAGGCTCTGGAACGGTAGAACCTGCAAGTGTGCCTGTTCCTAATACTCCGTACTTAGCGTCGCCAATAGTAAATGGGTAGCCGAAAGTCGCTCCTGATGAGAAGTCGAAGGATACGGATATATTGGCAGGTAACGCCACTAGAGTCTCCAGCCGCCGGTAAGTCTATTTACTGATGAGGCTGTACCTGACATTGAAGTATCTTGAAGTGCTGAGGCAATAGTCTTGCCGTCAATCTGTAGAGTCACGTTGAGGTAATCGCCGATTGTGCTTGCACCGTTACCGATAGGAGCTGCAAGGCGGGCAATAGTGGCTGTGTCCGGCATTGGCGCGACGTTGCTGGTTGGTACTCCTGCGTAAGGGTTAGAGCCTGTTACTTGCTTCACCTTTGTTGCGAGCATGTCCAAATAGGCTTCCCAAGAGGCAAATGGGTTCTTAGCGTCAGGAAGGCTTGCAAGGTATCCAGCGAGCTTCTCGCCTAGTCCTTGAGCCTTAGCAATTTCATAGGTTAATTTCTGTGCTTCTGCTGTGTTGCCTGTAAGCAGAGCGAACTGAAGCTCTACGCGCTTGCGATCCTCATCGGATAACTTACCCTTAAGGGCTGCAATAAGTTGAACCTGCTCAAGGTCAAATACTGATGCTGCTTTCTTAAGTGCTGCTTGCTTCTTTTGCTCATCAGTTAAAGCCTTTTGAGCCTTGACCTGCTTAGTCTGTAGAGCTGCGAGTTCTTTAGCGCGCTTGGCTGCTACCGCTTCCGCTTGTCGCTGTTGTGCTGTGCGCTGTGCTGTGCCGGCTGGTGACTTGGATCGATTGGTATTTGGCTTATCCTCAAACTGGCTGAATAGTCTGCCGTTCTCGCCAGTCAGTCCGCCGAATGAAGTGATGAAATCTAAACCTCTGTAGAGCTTGACTAATCCACCGACCGCAATTCCTATTGCCTGAGTCATAGCGTTGATTGATTTAGCAATGGTGTCGATTGTCTTAGCCGCGTCGGTTGCAGATGAGCCGCCACCTATGCGAGCAAAGGCATCAACTAAACCTGCTCCGATTGTTTCTTGAGCGTTACCTGCTGCGACTGTAAGAACTTCCATTTTATAGGAAGTAGTTGTGAGGTAGTCCTGAGCTGCTCCTGCTGATCGTGCCAGCATGATGCCTAGAATTTCATTAAATGACTTGGTTGTAATCTCTGCTCTAGTTAAACCTGTGTTGTACTTGACCAAGCCACGAGTAATTCCAACGTAACCTTTACCTAGGTCTGTTGCAACGGTAGCCAAATCAATACCGCTTGCGCGACTGATTTGAATGGCGTTGTTGAGTAATTCCTGAGACTTAGTGAGTGAGCCAGTAGTGGTCAATAGACCCTGAAACGCCGGTCTCAGAACGTCATCGGCAATCGCCGCGCTTTGCTCAAGGTTAGCAATGAAGTCTGCTACCTGAACCTTGGAGAATGAAAGCCCTAGGTTATCGACTGCTGTTGCAAGGCGATTAGCGGCAGCCTCGTCAGCTGCGAAAGCCTTAACTGCGGCTGTGCCGTATGCCTTCATAGCGCTTGCGCCAAGGACTAGACCAAGGCTCTTGGCTAATTGAACAACTTTCTTATCAAGTCCAAATACGGCTTTATCCGCTTCCTTAAAGGCTTTCTTGCCCTTAAATTCAGCGGCGACGTCAATTCTTAAATCTGCCATTAGACCTTATCCTTCATAGAATCAAACTTATCTCGTGCTTTGTAAATGGCTTTGACAACTCCATCTTGTGCTTTGCCGCGATCATCCTCGAAGGCTCTAAAGATTGCTCTACCTGTCATCTTTTGACCCTTGCCTACAAGCTGACCGCCAAGGCGTGGAGTAAAGTTTCCGGTAACGCCAGACTTACGACCGGCTGTTTCATAGATAGCACCTGCCGCAGATTTGTTAAAGATAGACGCAAGTGCTTGAAAGCCTGAACGATTAGGCTTGCTGGGTGTTGACTTGAAGGTAATACCCTTACGAGCCTCTTGCATATCGTAGGAGCGATTAGCCCAGCGACCGCCAGCGTTAGGGCGCTTGAGCCAACCACTAGGCGCAGCTTCGTTGCTAGGCAGGAATCCGCGAGCATTGTTTACAACCGGCTTAAGGAATGATGCGATTTCTTTGTTGGTCTCTTTTGCAAGAGTAGGTTCAACAATTGCCAAGGCTTTTCTAAGAGCGACCGCGCCTTGCAGCTTGACTGGCATCCTTGCGCTCCTTCGCTATGTCCTTAAGGACTTCTAGATGTGCCTTGAACGCTATCGCCGGTAGTTCGACAATAGTTTGAAACGGAACTCCATACTCGTAACTAAGCCTAGCTGCGAGATAGGTGAGGGAGTTCCGATCTACCCTAAAGGGTCAGACTCTAAAACCTCAACTGACTTGAGGGTCT